GCTTTCAACTCTTCACCCATAACTTCAGACGCAATATTAATTTTTTTACGTAACGATTTTACAATCTTTTCATCTACAGTTTTTTCAGCAAGTATATCAATATAAGTCATAGGTTTTTCTTGACCGATACGATCTATTCTAGCTTCGGATTGCTGTCTCTTTTCTAGATCATAACCATTAGAATAATAAATCATTGTTGATGCACCTGTAAGTGTAATACCGTAGCCACCTGTTTGAGGTGTACCAATTAAAAATCTAACTTTACTATCTGGGTTTTGAATATCTTTAATTGCTTTTTGTCTAGACTCTGTGTCTGTATCACCAAAATAGGTAGCTGTGCTGCCAGGATATTTTTTCTCAATTGTTTTAACTAACGTTTTGATGTCATGACGATAATGGGCCCAGATAACAGCTTTACCTTCTATCTCTTCCAACACCGACATTAATTCATCCAACCTATTGTTTTTTATTTCTTGTACTTTACCATCGTCAGAAACAAAGTGACCACAAGTAATTTGATGGAGTCTCATCATTTGAGTTATAACATTTGCTGTAGTAACCATTTTACCATTTAATTCTGCTAGCGCTAACTCTTTCATTTGTCTATAAACTTTCTCTTGTTCTCTTGTTAGCTGCACCATACGTTTCATAAACGTTTTCTTTGGTAAATCTAAACAATCATCTTTTAATACTCTGTATGAAAACTTCTCTAGCTTCTCTGATAGCTCACCTAAATTTTTATAACCTGTCACAATATTTACCGATCTTCCTGATACATTAATACTTCTCATGTAAGCGTATCTTGTTCTAAAAGTATAGTATGAGTCATGGCCTAATAACCAAGGATCAAGGAAATGACATTGTGTGTATAAATCTAATGGTGATTTAGTTACGGGCGACCCTGTTAATATTCTACGATAATCAGCTAGGTAAGACCATTTTAAAATATTTTTAGTTCTTTGTGCAGCAGGGTTTTTAATAGTTGTAGATTCATCAATGGCCATTATAGTTTTATGACTAGATAAAAATTTAGAAGCAAACTGAACTCCCTTTGTTGTAGAGAAAGCTTCTACATTCATAATTAAAATATGTAGATCTGTACCTGTTTCAAATAAAGTATTTAATTTTTTCTCTTGAGTCTTATTAATATTAGCTTGCCATAACACTACTTTTTTAACTATGTGATCGGGTAAATGTGTAGGTATTTCAGACTCTTGCCAGTTTTTATACACACCTTTTGGAGCTATAATTAAAGCACCATCTATCTCGCCTTTATCATAAAGCATAGAGATATTGTCGATAAGTACCTTAGATTTACCAGTACCCATCTCCATAAAATACGCAAACACCTGCTTATCCCATGACTTTTTTAAAGCAGTCAATTGATGCTCGTATGGCTTGGTTTTAAACTTATAAAACATATTTGCTTTTGCTTTCTAAACCAGTTATAACATAGCGACAGGAGAAAGTCAAATGTTTAGTTCTATGAATAAAGTTGGTGGTAACAATACTAACAACAGTAAAGTGTATCTCATTCAGGAAATACCTGGGACAAGCCAAGGTATGCCTAAATATAATATTATGGGAGCAAAAAGATATGGTGATTTAGTAACACTATTACCAGAACACTCACAAATTATATTGTCACCAGGACCTTTAATAGTAAAACTTAGAACGCTTCTAAAGAACATTACACCTGATGATCATCTTCTACTTACAGGCGATCCAGCTATTATCGGAGTTGCATGTTCTATTGTTTCTGACATTACTGGCGGAAAATATAAATTTTTAAAGTGGGATAGGCAGGAAAAAATGTACTATTCTATAGAAATCAATCTTCATCAAAAATAAGGCTTGACATATTATAATTATCCTATATATGTTCTAGTATGAAAGAACAAATAGGAGTCAAACATGTCAATTAACTTTGAACAAGATCAATCGCATGCGATTGAAAAAGCTAGTGATGCTAAAGATTTAGCAACACAAGTTACTAAACTACAAGAACTAGAGGATTTGATTAAAGCTAAAGAACAGCAAGTCAAAGATTTAAAAGCAAGAGCAGAAAATATATCAGGTGAAGTCATTCCAACTATGATGACAGAAATGAATATTAAAACACTTAAACTCGCAGATGGATCTGCAGTAGAAGTGAAACCGATTTATGGTGCTTCGATTCCAAAAGATAAACAGGAAGAAGCATTCAACTGGCTTCGAGAAAACGGCCTTGGCGATCTTATTAAAAATGAGATCACCGTTGCCTTTGGTCGTAACGAAGACAACAAGGCGAGCGATTATGCAGACCTTGCATCAGAGCGTGGGTACCAACCGGTTCAAAAACTTAAAGTGGAACCCATGACTCTTAAAGCACTAGTGAGGGAAAGAATTGAAAACGGCAAGGATATTCCGGCTCACTTATTTAACGTGTTCGCAGGCAACCGAACAAAAATAACAAGGAAATAGAAACATGAAAAATGAACCAATAAAAAAACAAGCTGCAGGTGCACTAGCAACTGTTCAGTTTGAAGAAGACGCAGCTCAAGGTTTGGGGCAGTTAGGTCAACAGGATCTAGCATTACCCTTTTTAAAAATCTTGGGTCAACTATCTCCAGAAGTAAACAAGAGAGATGGTAAATACGTACAAGGAGCAGAACCAGGAATGATATTCAATTCTGTGACTGGCGAATTGTATGACGGTGAGAAAGGTATTGAAGTAATACCTGCTTACTATTCATTAAAGTTTGTAGAATGGAAAGACAGAGGAGAAGGATCTGGAGCACCAGCAGGTGTACACCCAGGCACTTCTGACATTCTATCTAAAACAACAAGAGGATCAGACTTTAAAGATAGATTACCTAATGGAAACTATGTTGAAAAAACAGGTAACCACTTTGTAATTATCAAAGGTGATTCACCTTCTACTGCATTGATTGCGATGAAGTCTACTAACTTGAAGATATCAAGAAAGTGGAACTCTATGATTGCAAGCATTAGAATGAAGGGGAAGAACGGTTTGTTCACTCCAGCATCTTTTAGCCACGTGTACAATCTGAGAACTGTACAACAGCAAAATGATAAAGGAACATGGTTCGGTTGGGAAGTGTCTAAACTTAGACAGTTAGACCCATCAACTGAAGGTGATCTTTATTCACAAGCTAAAACATTCTCAGAAAGTGTATCCAAAGGTGATGTCGAAGTTAAATATAACGACGGCAAAGAAACTAAGGATAGCATTATCTAATTCCCAAGGGAATGGTTGCAACATTGATGGTGCTGGGGAGACTCGGCATCATCAGCTAATTGTATGAATGATAAGTTTATAAATATATTTACAGGGTTAGAGCGTAATTTTGGTTACTGCAATATTGAAAAAGGTTTTGTAGGCCAAGATGGTAAAATAGAATTTGATCCTAAAGATTTAGGTTGGTCCAAAAGAGCTATCACTTCTCAAGATTACGAGAATCATTTAACAGGTAAGCAGTCTATTGGAATACAACCATGCACTGAAGAAGGTATGGCTAAGTTTGGAGCCATAGATATTGACGATAAACAACACAGCTATACAGATTTTCCATACAAAAAATATTTAGATCTTATAGCTAAACATCAAATACCTGTAATACCAATCAAATCAAAAAGCGGTGGTTTACATTTATTTGTCTTCACAAAAGAATTTGTAAAAGCATCTGTCATTAGAACTTTTTTACAAGATATATTATTTTTATTAGGGTTACCTCAAGAGATAGAAGTTTATCCTAAACAAACAGAACTTGGTGAATCATCAGGTAATTTTATTAATCTTCCATATTATAAAAAGACAGAAAGACTTGCATTTAATTTTGATGGTAAGTTTTTCGACTACGAACAATTTTTAAAACTTGTTGAAAATAATTTACAGACTCCAGAATCTTTAGATGCATTCACTAAAAAAATTATACAAGATGAATTAACAGGCGGAGCTGCTGAATTTGTAGATGGTCCACCTTGTTTAGCTAGACTTACAAAAGAAAAGATGACAGATAACCGTGAAAGATTTCTTTATAATTATTCTGTGTTTGCAAAGAAAAAATATCCTGACAACTGGGAAGATAAAGTTAAAGAAGCAGCAAGAGAATATTTTGTTTATGATAGCAAGTGGGATGATAGTAAA